TTCCACAATCGCCATGCCAACTAAACGCACACGAATATATCCCGAGAAGAACTGCCCCACGTGCGGTATTAAATTCGCCAAGCAAGGTAAGTATTGTTCGCGAGCATGCGGTAATTCTCGTGTCTTTACTGCTACCTATAAAGCCAAGGTATCAAATGCGCTGAAGCAAAAGATGATTGACGATCCTGAATATAAAGAAAAACAGATCGCCAAGATTATTCCTGATATTCCCATTCCCCCTATGACAGAATCACCGATGGGTTTAAATCAGTTTATATCCGATGGTGACCTTTGGACCGAAGCCGATTAACTGCAAGAAACTCATCAAATAAACTTGTCTTGCAGCAGATACCTGAGTATAATAAACCATGAGAGGTTTGATATTCCCTATAAAGACCCTGTAGTAACAAGGGTTTTTGACCGTAGCGTAATCCCTACTAATCTGTAGGGTTATCCAAGAAATCCCTTTACTTTAATTAAGAAATACGGTATACTTACTGTATGATAATTGAAAAGGAAGTAAAAATGACTGAGTTTGAGAAGAACTGCTACGGTATGACTGAAGCCGATATCCGTGAAGAATATATGGGGTCAATCACTGCTCGCCTGTCTGGCTTGGAAATGGTTGCTATGGGTGTGTTGTCTGATGCCCAAGAACTGATGACTTTCGGTCACGATCAAGCAACTGATCAGGCTCGCAAGAACATTAACATCGCCAAGTTTATTCTCTCTGAAATGATGGATTCTAAGTTGACTGGTCTTCCTCGTGGGGGTCATTCTATAGAGGGGTCATCTGTAGGGGTATCACTATAATGAGAGGATCTATTCGTACATTCATCGGTTTACTCGTGGTCTTTGGATCTGTTGGTGGTATGGATAATGCTACCGATGCGCAATTACCTGTTGTTATAGTAGTAGCGTTGGCAGGTCTCGCTCTTATGTATAGTGGCGTACGTGCTATGAATCGAGGTATCAATGAATAAGATTCGTGCTATTGTTAATGGGGTATCATTCTATACTACTCGTAGTGCTATTCGCCAGCGTCGTGTCGGTGATTTTAGTATGCAGAACGATGCTCTTTCTTATTGCTTACATTGTATGGGCAGCAGCGATGGCTTTGCTACGACTGTTCGCTACTATGACCACAAGATGGTCCAGCACAAGTACGATGTGCAGCTGAGTGTGGTACATAGGGGGTAGGGGTATTTTGAAATCTATATTGAGTTGGACGGGAGTCTCTCCCAGAGGACGCTATGTACGACCGACCGATTTTATCTCGGAAAACCCTACACAATGTAAAACCTCTTTCGGTCTGAAAAATCCCCGAGAAATTTTTTTAGTTAAAACCTTTGTAGAAAGAACTATATGAATGAAGCATTGAAAGCAATAGCGATTGAGGCTGGTGCACCTGAGGAAGTTATTAACACTCTGTGGTTTAACATATTCTGTCAGAAGTTTGCTTACTTGGTTGTTGAAGAACTTGAAAAGGAAATTGTATAATGGAAAATTATTTTGCATATCTAGTGGCACTCCGTGATTCAGGAGTGGTAAACATGTACGGAGCAGCACCTTATCTACAGGATGCATTTAATCTATCACGTGCAGAAGCAAGGGATATCCTATTAAAGTGGATGGAATCCTTTAAGTGATTGTTTTATGGGTGATTCTTGGCTTATTTACGGTAGAACTTACTGTAGGGTTAATCATCACTCTTTGTATTAGAAAATGGGGTGTATATGGAGGATAATTATGTATTCAGTTGGAGTTGATAACGAAGGATATACTATCCTTAAAGTAGGAACAGATTTTACCACTACACTGACTATGGGTCGTGATGCGGTAATTCAGCTGATTCGTTTATTGGAAGCAACCTTACCCAAAGAAGAAGGAGAAACAGATGAGTGTGTATAATCCCGATAAATGGGTCGTTGTTAAAATTGATGGTAATGGTCATTTGCCCATCTACAAGGTATTTGCTTGTTGGTATGGTGGCTATGCAGGGAGTGATTCTTGGAAACTTAATAGTGGCATTACCTCAGTAAGTAGAGAGGGATTCGTATATTCATTTGAGGGAGCGTCTGGTTCTGTTTATGAGTGTCACACAGATTCTTATGGGACTAACTTTTACGGACAGAGTGTTCTTAGTAATATGATTAACACTGCTGCTGACAATGGTATTTGTATGGAGATCCTTCCCGAGGATACTGATTGGGAGACTATTGATTATGAAGCGGATTGATAGATTTGCATCTGATGCTAACTTAGACGTTTATGCTCTTGGCAAGGATAAAGCCAAATGGGATATGCGTTTAGAAGCGTATACTCAAGCCATTGTCATGCACTGTGTGTATAAGTTTGGGCAGACTCGTATGGAACCAAGTCTTGAGAAATATATTATGGAAAGTTTAAAAGATGATTGAAGTAGGTGATATTGTACAGGTTGATCCCAGTAAGGAAGTCTTTGGTGGATGCATGGTTGTGGTCACCGAAGTTAAGTCTTGGGGTATTCAAGGGTATGTGCAGTCCGCAGGAGTAGAGGGACAGCAATATATACGTTTGTCCTTTGAAGATTTTGAATCAACAGGTGGTAAAGCCATATGGAGCGTAGCATGAGTATTAGTGCAGATGACATGATGGCGTGTTGGTGCGGTCGTAGTAAGACTGGTAAATGTGATGGTTCTCATACCTTTACTGATGATCAATGGCTAGATATGAATTATGAGTATAAGGGAGATAAAAACCCCAATGACTCATGGCATGATAAAACGGATGACTACTATAACAAATGATTAGAGTAATTGTTGATCATATTGCAAAGGTAGAACCAACACTTACTGCGAATAATTTCTTAAAGATAACTACTGAAACCGAGATCTACGGATTTTCTGTTGAAGAGTTACGTAGTGAGATGGTTGCGCAGGATAAGTTTCATTTGACTTCTGGTCCATTTAAGAACTATAATCCAATAACTCAGAATGAATTTAATTCTAATCTACACGAAGAATTTCTAGTGGATGAAAATGAAGTTCCAGGAATTACTCTTGAAAATTGTTTTTGGATTATGAAAGAATCAAAACTAATTGAAGCAGTTCGTTATGGTGGCGCAAAGTTTAGAGTATTTCAGCGCATTTATTTAAAAGAGCATTACAACACAATATGGAAAGCGCATTATGATCGGTCTTGAAATTGATATGGAAACAGCGAATAATATTACACGATTGACCCTTACGGACTATCGAGATTATTTGCAGAGTGAAATTGATCGTTGGGAAGCCAATCCAAAAGATGATGATAATCCTGATGGATATTGGCTTCATCCCGACGATTATGCTCGTAACTTTAAAACAGTAAAACGTATTAATAAAGTCTTAGAAGACTTTGGTGGAGAATTATATGGCGAACGTGAAGCAAGGGAATTTAGCTCGTCCCCCTCAATGGTGGAAGCATCTAAGGGATTGGAAGCGTATTTTCTGGAAATCCGAAAGAGCAAAACAAAACAAGAGGATTAAAGATGAGTTACAGTAGGTGGAGCAATGGTAGTTGGTATGTCTTTTGGGATTCTGCAATGTCAGGTGATCTCAAGGAAAATCAACACCTTGCTTGTTGGTATGATATGAGCGATGAACATCAGATCTCTTGGTCATATGAAAGAGTAGATTCTTTGTTGCAAGAACACCCAGAATCGATTATCCGTTTGATTCAATTAAAGTATGATTGTTCTCCAGACGAAGCCAATGAGTTGCAAGAATATATGCAACTATGGCGAACAGATGTAAATCGTCAATATAATACTTGACTTTAATTAAGATGTAGGGTATAATAGTATTATGACAGATGAAGAAGTTAAATATTATAAGGAACAAAATGCAAGATCACAATCTAGTAGCATTGAGCAATGAAATTGATAGTATAATTCATCGTTGTATTAAGAATTATGAGACCACTCCACTATCTTTGACTGCAGTAATCCTCGCTCGTCTTAAAATCGTATCGGAAGCGCACCAACAAGTTGATGAGTTTAATAAATTATGTAATCATGTCGCTGCAACTAATTTTACCCCTCGCACGTATAATTAATGATAGAACATGAAGTAAATTCAATGAATAATTTTATCATGGGGTGGTATTTAAAAGATACTACTTTTTGCGATAAATTTATTGATTTGTATAATTCTAATGTAGATAAAACTACAAAGGGTAGATTTGGTACATCGGGTATAGTTGATAATAACATGAAAGAATCAACTGATTTAGAGATGCATTCATCTAAGTTATTATTTGGATATGATAAAATATTGGATGACTGTAAAAAAAAATATATTGAAAAATATCCAGCCGTTGAATGTGAGGAAGATTTTAAAATCACAAACCCTTTCTATATTCAGCGATATCCAGCTGGTGGTGGTTTTAAAGTGTGGCATAAAGAAAGATCTAGTTCTAAACTACCAGATGTTTCAAGACATATAGTTTTTATGACATATCTTAATAATGTAACAGACGAAGGTGGCACTGAATTTTTATTTCAAGGAGTAAAGATTCGTGCTGTTAAAGGATTAACACTTTTTTGGCCAGCTGATTGGACGTTTACCCACAGAGGTGTGGTTTCTTTAACGGAAGAAAAGACTATTATTACTGGCTGGTATAATTTGGAAAATGAATATGAAAATAGCAATTTGCTCGGACGTCCATCTTGAATTTGGACAACTTGAATTAGAAAATACACAGAATGCTGAAGTCCTTGTTCTATCTGGTGATATTTGTACTTCTGTTGATCTTCGTGTCACCGATAGTATTTTATCTTCTGCTAAAACTGATCGCTATCTTGATTTTTTTACTGCTTGTAGTAGGAACTTCCCTCATGTGGTTTACATTATGGGTAATCACGAGCACTATCATGGCGACTACGCTACTTCTGCTGGTTATCTAAGAGATGCCATGAAGCAGTGTGGTGATAACATTCACTTCCTCGACAAAGAAGTTTGGGAACATGAAGACCATGTCTTTATCGGTGGCACTCTGTGGACTGATATGAATGGTGAAGATGAGATGACCATGCGTCATGTTGAGAGACGAATGAATGACTTTCAGATCTGCAAAAACAGTTCAAGAGAAGTTAATTTCAGAACTCAGGAACCAACTCTAGATGAGAATGGTGAGCAGAAGAAAGATGCTGATGGTAAGCCATTGTATCATGCAGTCTTTAAGACTCGTGAAGCATACTTGTCTCCGCAGGATGCAGTAGTTGATCACAAAGCCATGCTAAAAGTTATTGAAGAAACTTACGCCAACACCCCTCCATGGAAAACTGTTGTTGTTTGTACACATCATGCTCCAAGCAAAGGTTCTGAGCATCCTCGTTATAAGCACGATCAATTGATGAATGGTGCATACAATTCTCGTTTGGATCAATTCATTATGGATCGTCCAGGAATCAAACTCTGGACTCATGGTCATACTCATGAAGACTTTGACTACATGATTAAGTCTTGTCGTGTTGTTTGCAATCCTCGTGGCTACATCAACTACGAAGATCGCGCAGATCGCTTTGAACTGAAGTATGTGGAGGTCTAATGAGTAAACGCTGGACTATTACAGTTGAAGAAGATCCAGAGACAGGGGAGTTAGTTCTCCCCTTCTCTGATGAGATGTTAGTTGAAGTTGCTTGGTCTATTGGTGATACCCTAATATGGACAGACAATAAAGATGGTTCGTGGACTTTAAAGAAAAAGGAAATTGAAAATGAAATACACCCTAATAGCTGAAGATACGTATGGTGGTTCAAAAACCACTCGTGAATTTGAAGTAGATCATTTACCAGATGTTTTATCTGAAGTAGAACTATTTCTAAAGGGAGTAGGGTTTGTCTTTGATGGTAATCTTGATTTTGTTAATGATTTTGAAAATGAAGGAGAATGGAATACTGAAGAGTTTTACACTCCGCAGGATTTAAACATTACTAATCCTGATTTACCAAATAATAATTGGCCATTCGCTGGCGCAGGTTCTGATATAGAATCTAGCGGAGCAGGAAATCTTCATTCACAATACTATTTTGATACAGAAAGAAACAAATGAGCAAAACATTTACTGATGTAGAAGTATTTCTTGCAGCATGCGGTCAAAAACATGCTAACACCCCTGTCCCGCAGAACGATCTTTCAAAATTATATCTAAAACTTATTCAGGAAGAATATAATGAGTTCAGAGAAGCATTGGCAGAAGATAATGACGCTGAACAGCTCGATGCTTGTTTTGATATGATGTGGGTTATCATCGGTTATATGAAATCTCGTGGCTGGGATTGTGAAGCAGCATGGGATGAAGGCGCAAAATCTAATTTAATTAAGATTGACCCTATCACTGGCATGGTTATTCGTCGTGAAGATGGTAAAATTATGAAGCCAGAGGGTTGGAAACCACCTAATTTTGCAAAATTCGTTAAATAACTTGACTTTAATCAAAAAGTCAGGTATAATATTGATATGATTACACTATACTTAGACATGGATGGCGTGCTTTGCAACTTTGACAAAGCATATAGAGCATTTGATCCCGAAAAAGCTGATCGAAAGAAGTTTCGTGAAGCTGTTTTCATGCATAAAATCTTTGAAGACCTTGAATTTATGCATGATGCTCATGTATTGCTTGATTATGTTGCTAAACTTGAAGATATAAACATTGAAATTTTGACTTCAATGGGTACTTATGATGAATTGCAAGGTCATGAAGCAAAAACACAGAAATTATACTGGTTACACAAACATAATATTCCTTACAAAGCCAATTTTGTTCGTGCAAAACAAGAAAAAGCCAATTTTGCTCATGATAGAGCAATTTTAGTTGATGATTCTACTGGTTGTATCAATCCCTTTAATGTTAAAGGTGGTCATGGTATTCTGCACACAAAATCTTCTGATTCTATTCAACAAATTCATGATACAATTCGTGGAATTAACGGATTACACGCATTAAAATTTGGATGGGATTCGATGGGTTCTTATGCTTGATATTTTTGCACCTACTTTACAATGGATAAAAGATGATTACCGTTCTAATCGCATTCGCTTTGCTGTTGAGTTGTTGGCTTGGGCTGTTAGTATTGGGTGTTCAATTACCATGGCACTTACAGTCCCAAATCCTCCTCTTCTGGCTCTTTATCCTGTGTGGATTAGTGGTTGTGCCATGTATGCTTGGGCTAGTTATACTCGGAAATCATTTGGCATGCTGGCTAACTATATCTTGCTAACTTCTATTGACACATTTGGTCTAATTAGAATGCTCATGGTATGAATATATTTTATCTTCACGAAGATACTAAAGAATGTGCAAAGCAACATCTTGACAAACATGTCGTTAAGATGATTCTAGAATATGCACAACTTCTTTCTACTGCTCATCGTTTACTCGATGGGTATGAGTATGAAGGTAAGTCTATTTCTGGTCGCAAAGCAATGCGTTGGAAATTAGATGATGATCGTGAAGATAATTTGTATATTGCATCGCATATGAAACACCCATCAGGTATCTGGTGTCGTCAATCATTAGATAATTACTGGTGGTTGTATAATCTGTGGCGAGATCTAATGAAAGAATACACATTTCGTTATGGAAAACATCATGTCGCTGAAAGACTAATTCCATTTTTATCTTCTGCTCCAACTAACACTCCAGTAGCAATTGCTTCTCCAATGCCACAATGCATGCCAGAGCAATATAAAGTAATTGGTGATTCTATCCAAGCATATCATAATTATTATATCAACGATAAACAACCATTTGCTGTTTGGACAAATAGACCAATTCCTCAATGGTATGTTGACGCATTGACAGAACAAAATCATAAACCGATATACAAAAAACAAGATAATAAAATAAGATTTAGAATGGTTCCTGCTTAAATGCAATATATTAATATGTTCCCAACCCCAGTTTACGTTGGCACTGAATTAGACTTACGCAATCAAATATTATCAGTAGCTGAAGATTATATTAATCGTCATGGCAGACCATATCGTACTCAGTCAAGTTATATTTCTACGTATGGTGTAGATTCTGCCAGAATTGAGCAAAATTCTGATGATAGATTAGATCCTCTTACCACTCATATCAAGAATCTATCAAAGAAATATTTCGAAGATATTTCTATTATTCCACCAGATGTCAGTTTATATTATCTTTTCAATAAAATAAAATTGGGTGGTGAACATTCTCTTCATGCCCACCCCCAAAGCATATTGTCTGGCGTATTTTATTTAAAAATACCAGAAAATTCTCCTCCAATTATATTCAATGACCCTCGCGATCATTATAAGTATATACAATACCCCATTAAATTTGGTAACCCAAGGGATATGTATAAATTATTACCTGAATATGTGATCAACCCTACAGAGGGTATGATTTTATTATGGCCAAGTTGGTTGGAACACCAAGTTCCACCAAGCAATTGCTCTGAAGAAAGAATTGCAATTGCATTTAATGTAAATGGATAATTATGCCAACTTATGTATTTCGTAATAAAGAAACTGGTGAACAGTTTGAACAAGTGATGAGAATGTCAGAACTCGACCCATTCAGGGCAGAGAACCCCCATCTAGAAACCGTAATTCAAGCAGTGGCGTTTGGAGACCCCACTAAATTAACCACAACTAGAAAATTTGATTCAGGATTTAAAGAAGTATTACAAAAAATACATGAAAGATCTCCTGGCAGCGAATTAAATAAAACGTCTTCACAACTATAAGGAATTCTAATGGCTCGTACCTCAGCAGCAAAAAAAGTAGTAGAAATTCATCATGACGAGCGTGAAACAAAACCAGTTGCTAGTAATCAATTAAAATTAAGGTTAGATAATTTACGTACTTTTCAACCATTAACTAATAATCAAAAGTTATTTTTCGATGCTTATAAAACAGGAGATTATTTTATAGCATTGCATGGTGTCGCAGGTACAGGTAAAACATTTATTGCTCTATACAAAGCAATCGAAGAAGTGCTTGATAAATCAAATCCATTTAATAAAATTATTGTAGTTCGTTCAGCAGTGCAAGGTCGTGAGATTGGTCACCTTCCAGGTGACGTTGGTGAAAAGATGGAAATCTATGAGCAGCCATACCGTCAAATCTGTCATCAACTGTTTGATCGTAAAGATGCTTGGGATCGTTTAGAAGAACAAGGTTATATCCAATTTATCTCTACGTCATTTATTCGTGGTATGTCTTTTGATAATGCAATTATCCTTGTTGATGAAATGCAGAATTTAACATATGATGAAATTGATACGGTTATGACTCGTGTTGGTCATATGTCAAAAATTATTTGGTGTGGAGATTATCGTCAGACTGACTTAAATAAACGTAAGAATGATGTTACAGGTATTTTGAAATTCTTTGATATTGCTCAGCATATGAAAGCATTTACTCGTATCGAATTCACTGTAGACGATATTGTCAGATCATCCCTAGTCAAAGATTATATTTTAGCCAAACTAAAATACGAAGATTTTGAGGATAATAAGTGATATCATATGAGATAATTAGAGTTGGTGTCCCAGCAAGAAAACAGGATGTTACTCAATCATTCTTAGATAGTATTCAACATATTAAAACTTCTAAAGATGCAATTGGATTAGTTACTGTAGATTTTAGTAAATCAAGTTTTGAATATTCAACTGCTCCATATGGATATCGGTTAATATTTGATACCCTACAAACATATAATGTTGATATTAATCTAAAACCTAATGTGTTAAATTGTTTTGGTGATGTTTGGGATCGTCTCGGTGCGTCAACACCAAATGAATCCGTTTCAAAATTATTAGAGTTTTTTGATATGCAATATAATATGTTAAAATATAAACAGTTATATTTGTTTACAAATGGGAGCCCATTTATCTTTGATGATTTAACTAATATTTTAACTACACAACGAACCTTAAATATTATAGATTGCGAATCACCAATAAAAATATGTGCAAATAATATGAAAGAATACTTAAATTTACAGACATATATTATACACAATACAATACCAGAAAAATTAGAAAATAAAAAACTTCATGTTTTTCCATGTATTTCTGAAAATTATGGTATAAATGTTGATAGTTATTTTAATGTATTGGGTAATATTGTTTCTAAAGATGATAAATTTTTATACTGCAGTATTTTAGAAGATGGTTCTTCTTATTTAAAATGTATGTCGTTTACTGATGCTACAATAGGAATTGATACATTTAAAAATACAAATAATGCTTTTACGTTTGGTGTATATAAACTATGAAATATGAAATTGTTAGAGTTGGTATACCAAGCCGTATTGAAGATGTTTCTATCAGTTTTTTAGAAACAGTACAAAATATAAAAAATCGTAATGATTGTATTGCTCTTACAACTATAGATTATCCAAATAATTATAATACTGATGTTTTATCAGCGCCAGCTGGCCATAAAATATTATTTGATAATCTGGAATTCAATAGATTTGAGGATACCCTACACTGTAATATAGTTAATACTTTTGGTAGTATTTGGGATATCGCTAATTCTGAAGGTAAATTTAGAGATAGTAGCACCTTAGTTCAGGTTTTACTTAATTTACTTGATGAACAATATACCAGACTTAAATTTAATAGAGTTTATATATTTACACCTGGTAGTCCATATGTTTATGATGGTATAACTAATTCTTTACAAAAAATTAGAGCAGTTTCAGTTATAGATGCAAAATCAACAATTCGTATTATAGCAGATACATTATTAAAATTAAATCCTGATATTAAATTTGTAAAAATTCGTGAGTATACTGCTGATTTTTTAGAAAATAAAAATAGAACTATCCATGAAGATGTAATAAATATTTTTGGTAGTATTGATAATCGAAGAAATTATAATACTAATCTTCCAATGTTAAATCAGTTTTTTATGGATTTAAAAGAAATCCTTAATGATGATGATATATTTTGGTATTGTACAATAAAAGATTATGAGACCGATCCAATTGTAACTAAAATTACATTCAAACAAGCGTTTGATAACATTGATATGTTTATAGAATCAGGCGACATATATACATATGGAATTTACAAATTAAAGGAACACTAATGATAACAGCAGAACAATTCAAACATCTATTTCCTCGTGCACAGGATCCAGAATCTTGGGCAGAGTCAATGGCAAATGTATTCCCTACGTATGAGATTGATACACCACATCGTATTGCAGCATTCCTTGCTCAGTGTGGCCATGAGTCTGGTGGTTGGACAGTATTCGAAGAAAACCTAAACTATTCCGCACAGGGATTGAATAGCATCTTCAAGAAGTATTTTCCTACACTTGAGTCTGCTCAACCATATGCTCGCAAGCCAGAGATGATCGCTAATAAGATCTATGCTAATCGCATGGGTAATGGCGGTCCAGAAACTGGCGATGGATACAAATATCGTGGACGTGGACCAATTCAATTGACTGGTAAAGATAACTACCGAGCATTTGCCAAAGAAATGTTTGATGACTGGGAAAATCTTTTCGAGAATCCAGATTGGGTCACAGCAGATCGTGACTTTGCTCTGATGTCAGCTATTTGGTTTTGGAATAAAAATAAACTAAATGTACAAGCAGATGCAGGTGATATTAAACTAATGACTAAGAAGATTAATGGTGGTTACATTGGTTTAGAAGACAGAATTAAACATTATAACGAGTGTATTGAACTACTAACTTAATGAAAACATTTATACATCATGATTTCGGCAAACTTGAACGTGACACAAAACCCGATGGTACAAGGTTATACAAAACCCCATCGGGTAAATCCTATCCCTCCGTTACAACAGTTACAGGACTGCACTCAGCGAAGGGAATCATGGAGTGGCGAAAACGAGTCGGAGAAGCAGAAGCAAACCGAATCTCTGGAAGAGCCAGCGCAAGAGGTACAAGAATCCATCAACACTGTGAAGACTTTCTCCTTGGAGAGCATGTTGAGCCAGATATGTTTGATGCAGAGATGTTCAATTCAATCCGACCACTCCTCGACCAAATCGATAACATACACTGCTTGGAAACTCCATTATGGTCTGACTTCCTACAAGTCGCTGGCACAGTTGACTGCATCGCAGAGTTCCAAGGTAAACTTAGTGTTATAGATTTTAAAACATCAAGTAAACCAAAAGATAGAGATGACATTCATAACTACTTCATGCAAACTGCAGCATATGCAGTAGCATTTGAAGAGCGAACAGGAATTCCAATCGGAAGACTTGTTATTATTATGGCAGTTGATAATGATGATCCACGCTGGTTTATTGAAAAACGAGATAATTGGATTGGTGGTTTCAGAAAGTTAAGATTAGATTATAAAAATCTAAAGGGGATTTAAATGGAACTACTTGAAATAATACCAAATGTATTAACTCATGATGAATGTGATACCTTAATCAAAGGTGCTGATTTTTTAAATTCTAAAAATAATTTGCCTGCATATGGTGATGTAAATGACCTAGAGAGAAGAAATTTAACAGAACATTATATTTCTAAAAAAATATGTGAAATATATAATTTTGAAGTAAAAAATGTACCTATATTATGGTATAAACCTGGAGTAACTAATTCCCCGCATGCAGATAGTTTTTCTATTATAGATGGTATAGGTGTTAGGACTGCAGAATGGCTACGTAGTGCAATTATATTTTTAAATGATGATTTTGATGGTGGTGAGTTAGTATTTCCAAATCAGGGAGTTTTAATAAGACCAGTAAAGGGTACTATGGTAGTTGCATCTTGTGGTATAGATTATATTCATTACACAACTGCAGCATCATCGGATAGATATACTCTAGTATTTCGAATAAATAATTGACTTGCAGTAATATATAATGTATAATAGTGATATGGTTGTATGAAGCAACTAGAAAAGTATTCTGGACGGGAGTTCGATTCTCCCCACCTCCACCAGAAGCATACTTAAATCTCTACAAAACCGAAAGGTTGGGATCAGGATTGGTAAGCCGTGACCTCTACGATGTAAGTCAATTTCACCATAGTATGTTTCTGATGGGGGTGACTAGGTTTCGACAGGGTAACAAGTACAGAAGTGGACAACTTGTCAGAGAAGACATAAAAACTAAAACAACGTAAACGCAAACGACGCACAGTTCGCATTAGCAGCCTAAACACTGCTTAGGGTTTCGGTAGGTTTCCTCGTAACAGAATAACCTACCATTTATTATGCCAGCCACATTGTGTGCCAGCCATACCTTTTAACCTTTATTAATTTTAGGACAACTAAATGAAATTAAAACTTATCGCTGCTGCATCACTAGTAGCATTCTCTGCGTTTGCTAACGCACAATCCTCAGCAACTTTGACTTATGGTGTTAAAGATACTGATGCAACTCCATCAGTTCAAAGCCATGTATTGAACATGTCTGTTAAGACTCGCGCATTTACGAATGTGGATGTTGATGCAGGTATCAATACTGAAACTGCTGATATTTCGCGTTCTGTAACTAATCGTTATGAAGTAGGTGTAACTCCAGGTTATAACGTAACAGAAATTTTCCGTGGTGACGTTCGTATTGCTACTGGTATTAAACAAAAGTCTGGTTCACCTGATTTTGGTTACTACTCTGTAGAGCCAGGTGTTTCTGCTAAACTTGGCGACTTTAGTGCTCGTGTAGCATATCGTTTCCGCACTGCATATGATTCAAATGTAAATGCTGATACTAGCCAAACTATGCGTTACAGCGTAGGTTATGCTATCACTAAGAAAGACGCTATCCGCCTTGGATATGACGTACAAAGTGGTGATGGTGCTAACAAGCAAACAACTATCGCTTATACAAGGTCATTCTAAATGATTGTTAAACCACTACGTAAAATGGTTTTGGTTGCCGAGAACTCAGTTGATCAAACAACTAAGTCTGGTATTATCTTAGATGGAACTACATCTAATCGCGATTCAAAAACTGGAACTGTTTTAGCAATAGGATCTGAAGTCACTGCAGTTAATGTTGGTGATAAAATCTATTTGGAATGGAACAAAGGTCAAGTCGTTAAGATTGGCGATGCTCAACGTGTTATGATTAAAGAAGAATTTATTGTTGCAGTGGTTGACTAATGAGAGGAGCAGTAGTTGCCAATGGTCCAAGTAGAAATAGGTTTAATAATAGTAATGGGTATAGTTATACTATTGGCTGCAATATACCTTGGACGAAAGTAGACGCTACTGTTATTCTCGATGGTAATGTAATAGAACGCTGGTCAAGAGATCTTAGTTTGATTTCTTGCCCAGCCTTTTTTACAACCAGAGCATGGCGATCTACTGATGAATATAAAATTCGTGAATATATATTAAACAATAATCTGTTTATTGACTTAATGCCAGATGTAAGAGAATTCTTTTCTGCTGGTCATGTTGCTGCTCAGATTATGTGTGAAAATGATTTTACTGAACTTGACATATATGGGGTTGACTCAATATTCAAGGACACTGTTGAAAGTTTTACTAATACGCTAGTGCATGATCATAATCCTGATTCTGAACGACAACGTATAGTACATTGGAGGTTGAACTGGGATAGACTCCAAAATGATTATCCTGAGGTTACTTTTAATTTTATAAAGGAATGATATGAAAACATTAATTGCTATTGTTGCATTGGCTTTCGCGACTGCATCGTTTGCGCAACCTGCCAAACAACCTGCTCCAGAAAAGATTGCTGCAAAAGAACAAACTAATTGTGTAACGAAGGATAAGAAAGGTAATTGTCCTCCGCCACCAAAGTCTGAGAAGCCAACTCCGAAGAAGAAGGCTGAAGAGAAGAAATAATTCTTCCTAAATAATATTACACTACGAGTTGGGAACTCTCAATAAAAGTTCCAATTACACATAACACACAAAGGAGTTTAACTATGAGTAATATGACCCCGTTCGAGATTCGCCTTGAACTATTAAAAATGGCGAAAGACATGCTTAACGATGACTACTACGGTAAGCGTGAAGTAATTAGCAATAGTTGGCATGCTCAACTGGAAGTTGCTAAAATCAATGGTGGTGCTTTACCTGAACATCCAGGATTTCCAGCCTACCCATCCGAAGCAGATATCATTGCAAAGGCTCAGACCCTAAATGGTTTTGTTTCAAACATCCCACTAGATACAAAGACTAATAGCAAAAAGTCCGCCTGATAGGGAATTGGACAGGTGTTCGCGCACCTGTCTTCTTTTAAAAGGAGATCAATATGCGTACATATCGTATATACATACCATTAATATTATTAATACTAAGTGCAATATTATTAACAAAGAATGTGTTTTCTGATGCAATATTACTTGATGTAAGTTATAATCAATTGACTAAAGAAACTCAAACACAAGTTGATTGTTTAGCAGAAAATATTTACCATGAAGCAGGTTTTGAACCCAATGATGGCAAAGTAGCGGTCGCTCTTGTCACACTTAATAGGATGCAAGATCCTAGATTCCCAAAAGATATATGCGGAGTAGTTAAACAAAGAACTGCTTCAGTATGCCAATTCTCTTGGTTTTGTCATAAAGTCTCTATAAAAAATAAAGATGCATATGAGCAAGCAAAAGAAGTAGCAGTTTATGTCTATGCAAATTATGAAAATTTGAAAGACATAACAAAAGGTGCGTTATACTATCACGCAGATTATGTTAGCCCACGATGGAAACTCGAAAAGACTACTGTAATAGGTAGACATATTTTTTATAAAGAAAGCGGTAAATACTATGATGTCAAAGATGAATCTGCAATTGAAGGAAGAACAAACAAAGCATTCTTTTATGCTGCTGATGGAGGAGATTACTCTTACCAGCGTTAAAACTGCGGTAGAGTGGATCTTTGAAGCAAACTTCTCTGAAGAACCACCAGAACTACTTAATTTAATTATTACAAGTCCAGGCGGTGATCTTAATGCAGCATTTGCATTAATTGATACTATGAAAGGTTCAGCAATTCCAGTTAGAACAATCGGTCTTGGCCAAGTAGCGTCAGCTGGACTTATGATTTTTATTGCTGGTGCAAAAGGACATCGTTTGCTTACTCCAAACACTTCTATTCTGAGTCATCAGTACTCATGGGGTGCGTTTGGTAAAGAACATGAACTTTTCGCCACAGTCAAAGAATTTGACTTAACAACTAAGAAAATGATTGCACACTATAAAAAGTGCACAGGTTTATCTGAAGCAAAAATTAGAGAGGTTCTATTGCCACCTCAAGATATTTGGTTAAGCGCAATCGAAGCAAAAAAACTAGGACTCTGCGATGACATTAAAGAACTTTCTTGATTATTTAAAATTCTCTGGTGTGTGGATTAATTTTGCAATAAATCCATATCATTGGAGATTAGCATATAGATTTGATAGACCCAATGATACAGACCCAGCAATGTATCAATGTAGCATTACAATTGGTCCACTATCTGTTCGCGCAATCTTAGATGATGGCTCGTGGTAAAATTTAAGGAGAAATTATGAAAACCGAAATTAGTTTTGTTATTGCAGTTACACTTGGTGTTCTTGCATTAATTCTTTCAATGGCGCATAATCAATATACCGAATTGAAATCTATGGAGCGAAACATTGAGTCTGCAATTGTAAAGGGAATTGACCCTGTTGCAGTAAAATGTGCATATTCTCCACAATCTACAATGTGTACCGTATACGCTGCAAAGGCGAAATAACCCTATAAAGTTGAGGGGAATTCAAAATTTCCCTTTACTTTGATGTCAATTTAGGGTATAATATATAATGTGAATAACTATTTTGATGACTATATTATGCAAATAATCTTTACATCACCTGGAAAGTCTAAGAAGAAAAAACCCACTGCTAAACAACGTGAGTTAGATGCAAGTTGGGAGAAGTTGCTTAAGAAGTATGCCACAAAGACTGTTGCTAAACCAAAGCAACAACTCAGTGATGTATACTCACTTGGAAAACCTGCTTGTCGTGAGACACCTAAGATTTCAAGTCTTCCATTTACTGGTGGTCCATGCCCATTAAAGCCAAATCCAGTTTACACTGGCGACAAGATCAAAGGTATTGGCACTATGCACAAGTCAAATGCAGTTCCAGTCTTTTCTGATCAAGAAGCAAAAGATATTGCAACTATGCGAAGAAATTGATTTGACTTTTATTAAAAACTAAGGTATAATTACATTATGGATTACAAAACCAAACGCCACGAACTTCTAGTTCAGAAGATGAAACTAGATAAGTTCTTTACAATGTATCTAGACAAATTTGATAAACAGATGGACTGTGAAAAACCAAACACCCCTGTTTGGAAACTCTTTAAGCAGAAGTCTGCTGAATATACTAAATTATGTCAGGAAATTCGTAATGTTGAATATTGGATCAAGAAAAGTGTTTAAATCATCAAATGATTTTTCTATGCACATTGAACAAATTGTGCGCGATAAAAAGATATCTTATATGGATGCTGTCCTCCAATATTGTAAAGAAAACTTTATTGAACCAGAGGATGTTGCAAAACTTGTTAATAAGTCACTCAAGGATAAACTTGAGGTGAACTTCCAAGATGAAAACTATTTACCAAAGAGGGCAAAGTTAGATGTCTGACCTACAAATGGCAGTTGTATCTATTGTCGTTTTTATTCTTTTATGGGGCACTGTAATTGAATTAATGCCACGTCATGGTGTAGTTGTTTATGATTGTAGGCTCGCTGAAATTTCCCCAGATTATCCAGTTGATGTTAAGAATGAGTGTAGGAAAATAAACAGTGGACGGATTTAAAGCATATCGCTATTACCTCGCCTTAAAATTACACTTTACCTCTGAAAAATTTAACGTCTTTGAAAATCGAGGAAATGTTAAAGGTTCGCGTGAAGCGTTTGAAGCGAGAAATGATAGGTATATTTTTGAGAAGTTGGCAAGGAAGTTCAACTCAGATCGTGATATCATTCAGTTCTTTGTTGCAAATTTTGCTTATGGTAATGAGTCTGCAATTTATGCAGGACAAGAAGCCGATGATAATCTAGCTGAATGGAATAAAAGAAAACAGAGTATTACTAAGATTTTTATTGATGATCTAGCGTCTTTATTGACGTATGTTGAGATAAATAAACTACCAACTTCTAGTATCTTTGATTTTAATTTTAATGAATATCCAGCTGCATTAAAGTTGTTTCTTGGTAACAAAATTTCAATTGAAACTCTTGTAATTGTAAATGAACTTGATCATATCGTTGAACACTGGCTTGATAACCCTACTGTTCAGTATATATGGAATAATGAGTTATTGCGAATTAAGAAGTTGACTGGATTCGTTAAATACGATAAAGAAAAACTACGTAAGATATTTACACATTTTGTTGAAGAGTTAGATTAAAATGGGTCGCACTTATTATAAATCATCAAAGAGTTATGATGATTCTGATTTTGGTAATCGTTCAGGGAAACCTGCCAAACATTCTAATGGTAAAAAAACTGGCGGAATGAGAACGATAAATAACTATGTTGAAGAAGATTATGATTTGAATGACGAAGACTTTAATGATGAAGTTGAGTTAGATGATGAAGTTTCAATACAACATAATACTAATACAAAGTAATATTTTTAATACAAAGGAAAAATACGATGGATATTCAAACACTCCGTAAAATGCGCAATCAAGACTTCAGCAAAATCGCTGGAGAATTTGATAAAATCTCTAACCCACAAAGTGGCGAAAAGAAGTCTTATGACGACAATCGCTTCTGGCGTCTAGAGGGCGATAAAGCTGGCAACGGAACAGCAACTCTCCGATTCCTACCACGTGTTGAAGGCGATGAACTCCCATGGGTTCGTATCTTCAGCCATGGTTTCCAGGGTCCAACTGGTAAGTGGTATATCGAAAACTCCCTAACAACTCTTGGTGAAAATGATCCAGTCGGTGAATTGAACACTATGCTTTGGAACTCAGGTTCTGATGCTAACAAAGAGATCGCTCGTAAACAAAAGCGTAAGTTGTCTTTCACTGCCAACGTACTCATTGTGTCTGACCCAAAGCACCCCGAGAATGAAGGTAAGGTATTCTTGTTTAAATTCGGCAAGAAAATCTTTGATAAGATTATGGACAAGGCTCGTCCAACCTTTGAAGACGAAAAGCCAGTAAACGTGTTTGATTTGTGGGAAGGTGCCAACTTTAAATTGCGTATGCGCAAGAAAGATGGCTATGCTAACTACGATGAGTCCGTGTTTTCTGACCCATGTCCTGCTGCTGATTCCGATGAGGAATTGGTTCGTATCGTTAATGCTCAGTACAAGTTGTCTGAGTTTACAGATCGTAGCAACTTCAAGTCTTATGATGAATTGAAGAAGAAACTAGACGCAGTTCTTTCTGGTGATACTTTCTCTGGTAAGTCTGCTGCTCAGATGGCTGAACAAGAAGATCGTCCAGTTGCTGCAGCCCCAACCTTTGCTTCTAAACCAGCACCTGCTCCAAAAGCAATGGCTGAGGATGATGACGAAGATGTTATGTCTTACTTCAAGAAAATTGCAGCTGAAGAATAAAACTTAATACCCAAAAGTTTAAGGGATCCGCAAGGATCCCTTTTTTTCATTATGCATATCGACTTAATGCGTATCTACTTTGAGATGATTCCTCATTTCTAATTGGAGGTCTCATTTGTACTTGAGTAGTATTATTATTTGTAGTAACTGGAGCATTGACCACATTAGTCTTGTTAGATGGAGCAGGAGTTTCTTTGGCGCCAGCATTCTCAGCAGACTTTGATTCAACTTGATTAGCAGTTGTTGGCGGAGCAGCACTTGGCGCTGCAGCCTGTGGTTGAGCATCTTTCTTAAATGGATAGAATGGACCAATACCAACTTCTTTATTAATAACAGGAATTTTAAATTTAATTTCTGGTATGCCAATATTTTCAATCATGGACATAAATGCGTCTTTGATATACGTAATAAAATCAACATATGGCTTTATTACATGATCATATAAGAATTTACTAAAGTCTCCAATAACTTCTTTGATCTTTTCTTTATCGAATAATCCAAAGGTTAAGAAGTCAATGATACCAGCAAGACCAGCGATAAGTGCTGCACCAATATCACCTGTCTTCATATACTCATCGAAGCCATCCATAACACCTTCAAATAGTGCACCGATAATCATGCCAATTGCGAATACTTTACCTAATGCTTTTAAGATATTCATTGGATTAAACAGACGTTTGAATCCCTGTATTAATGCATCACCAAGGAAACTCATAATAGTGTCCATTAAGCCACCACCAGATGCTTTAGTTTCCTCTGGTTTTTTATCAGAACCTTTTTTATTGGCGCCACCAGTATTTTCAGCAATTTGTTTAAGAATATCTAATTGTTCTTCTTCCATTTTCTTATTTTCTTCAGCAACTTCAGCCCCTTGTGTTGCTTCAGCAGCAGTAGCTGTTGGAGTTTTACCAAGTTCAGGAGCAGCTGACATAGGGACAATATTAGACATTGTCTTTGCTTCAACTGGAGCAGTTTTCGCAACAGCAACTTTGGCTTTATCTGTATTTGTTGCTGCAGTAGGAACTAGGTTACGATTTACTGGAGTTGGGCTATGTATATCTGTTGCTCTTTGGTATTTGCCGAACTCATCAGCATTTGCTTGTCTATCTTCCATAAGTTTAGCAAACTCTGGACTAACTTTCTTTAGGTGTTCTTCATCATCTACACCAGCTTTGGCTTTATGTTTAGCAATTGCAGCTTCAGTTTTCTTTGTCGCTTTAGATGCTTTGGCAGCACCCTCGTAATCTTTCTTGAGTTCTTTTGTAGAAGCAGTACTACCCAATGCTCTTTGTTGCTCAACAAATTTATCACGTTCTAGTGTTTTATTAAAAATACCACCAACATTAAGTGCGCCAAGCATAGTCTTCTTAAGACCAGCTGCTGAACCAAACTTCTCTTTGAAACCTTCTTTCTTTTCTTTCATTCGTTCACCGAATGTTAAAAAGGTCTTCATACCTTTCGCCATTTCAGCGATATTCTTGGCTTCTTTGTCCCATTCTTTTTGGAAATCTTCTTGAAGTTTCCATGAACGACGGCTACCTTTGAATTGTTCTTTGGCAACCTTTAGCATTTCTTCTTGAATCTTAGAATAATCTACTTTAGCAACAACAGGTCCAGGAGTTTCTGCTTTCTTAACCTCTCTCGATAAATCTAACAATGTTTTAATAGAGGTAAGTTCACCAACAGTAGCAGCTTGAAGATCAAGTAATTGTTTAAACTCAGATGAAGAAATGCCACCATTAACTTCTACTGTCGTAGAACTGGTAACATTAACTACTGGTGGTTTTGCTCTATTATTTCTTTTTGCCATTTTAGTTATCTCTTGTTTGCTTCTATTCGTTGTTTTTCTTCTTCTAAATACTGAATCAACATAGCAACGTACACTTCTCGCTCAAACGGTATCATATCTTCAATCTCTGCCAGAGAGTATTTGTGGTACTGCATCAAAGCGAAGTTTAGTTTATAATAGTTCGCCAAGTTTTCATGACAGAGATTCATTAAAAAAAACTTTGCATACCCTCCAAGGTTTTCTTATGATGTAGATTGCAAATTGGACAATCATACTCTACATCCTTTTTAATCCTTGGTAATGTAGCAAAGAAGTTTTGAACCTTAACAAACTGCTCAGAGTTTAGATTATAAAGGAAGTCAAGAAGTTCTTGTTTCTTTTGTTCTTTTGCATAATGAATCTTATCGCCTTC